TACATAACATCTATCTTTGTGATGATAAAGGGACGTGAACAAGAGTTTATGTCTCACCTAACAAGAGTGGCGAAATCACAATCGCCTATGTCAGCAGTTCATCTAAAGGTAATGTAATGGCACAGTATTCAGTAAATAGACAAGAGCACTTTAATCCTAGTAATTCGGATCTACATGAAGTTGTAATGTTGTCCGACAAAGACGGCAACATCATCAACTCGTTTGGTTCTGCTTCCAATATCCCTATTGCTGCTGGTGTGGTGGATGGATATGGACACATCAACAAATTCGGATTTACCGGAACCGATGTTAACGGAACAGCAACTATCTGGGATGGAAACGGCACCACTGCCCTATATCCCTATCCTGCTGCGGGTACGGTTTCTGTTTCTGGTGCGACATCTGCTGATGACGGCGAGACGATTGAGATTCAAGGTCTGGACGCTTCTTACAATCCTCAGACCGTGACAACTACGGTTGGTGGTACTACGACTGAAACTTTTTCTCGTATTTTCAGAGCAAGAATGATCTCTGCAACAAACACTGTAGTGATCACTATAAATCAGGGCGGGGCGCTCGCAGCGAGGATTGGTGCTGGTAACGGTCAAACCCTAATGGCAGTATACACGGTTCCAGCGGGAAAGACTGGATATCTCTTGAAGATTCAGGGTAGTTCTGATAAATCAGCCGCAGTAAAATTTAAATTGTTTGCTCGTGCTTTTGGTGAGGCATTTAATCTGAAGGGTCAATGGGGTATCGGCGGAGGTAATGCTGTTGACTATGACTATCCAGTTCCTTTAAAGTTTACGGAAAAGACCGATATTAAGGTTGATGTTACTACGGGCAGCACTTCAGGTTGCGGTGCAATATTTGATTTGATATTGGTGGATAACTCATAAGTGCGAGACTGGATTGCAAAACTTTCTGATATGATACAATGTATACGTAAAGATGAAGAGCATCACGCAAAGGTAAACCACGGATATGCAGATGGAATTTAAAGATTTTATCACAGAACAGAAGAACACCCATATGACTCACATCGAAGATAAGGTCATTTATGGGGGTGTGAACGGTACACGTCAAGCAATCCTTGCTCTGCGTGAACTGCGTGATCTGTTGTCTGGTAAACATAAAGGAAAGGTCTCTGTGAAGTGGGATGGTGCTCCTGCTATCTTTGCGGGACAAGATCCACGAGACGGTAAGTTTTTCGTGGCGAAGAAAGGAATCTTCAATAAGAACCCAAAGGTCTATAAGACTAATGAAGAAATTGATGAAGACACTACGGGGGATCTCGCATCCAAACTAAAGGATGCACTTCAGTATCTACCCGAACTTGGTATCAAAGGTGTGATCCAAGGCGACTTTCTATTTGGTAGGGGAGATTTATCCACAAAGAAAATAGATGGAGTCGAATATGTTACGTTTCATCCTAATACTATTGTCTATGCTATTCCCAAGGAGATGGCTAGGTCTGTAAGATCTGCAAAAATCGGTATAGTGTGGCATACTACATATAAAGGTAAGACATTTGAAACTATGAAGGCATCTTATGGTGTTGACGTGAATAAGTTCAAAAAGTCTTCTAACGTATGGTCACAAGACGCTATGTTACGTGATCTTTCTAATGCAACTATGTCCCAAAGTGACACGGAGGAAGTAAATGAACATCTTAAAGAAGCTGGTAAACTTTTTAACCAAATTGCTGGGAGTACCCTCAGAACCCTCGAAGGAAACCCCGCCCTCGCCCAAACCATCGAAACCTACAACAACACCTTCGTCCGAAAAGGACAAGTCATCCCCAGCTCCAAAGCGCACGTCAAAGGGCTCATCAAGTACATCCAAGACAAGTACCAAAAAGAAATCGACAAGCGCAGCACCGAAAAAGGCAAGAAAGCCCAGAGCGAAAAAAGAGACGAAATCCTAAGTTTCTTTTCTTCTGCAAATCGGGCATCTCTCGAAAAGATGTTCGATTTGCAAAAAAGTATCGTACTTGCGAAACTAAAACTTATAAATAAACTTAACAGTTTAAAGAAGATTGATACCTTTGTAAAAACTCCACAGGGGTATAAAGTAACTGGAGAAGAAGGTTACGTAGCAATCGATAAACTTGGTGGTGACGCAGTGAAACTTGTTGATAGACTGGAATTCAGTTATAACAACTTTTCACCCGATATTTTGAAAGGATGGGACAAACCAACGAGGAAGTAAAGGTGGCAAAGAAACCACTTGGATTCAAACAGTTTATCAACGTAGATTACACTCAGACGGGTGATGATCAAGTTGCATATAACGCCAAGAAGCGTAAAAAGCACATACCCACAGGCAATACTGGAGAGTCGGTAAAGTCCGAAGCTCTTACTGTTCAACAGCGACTCAAAAAAGCAAGACAGATGAAGAAACTTGCTCCTAAGATCGCATTGGGTCGCAAACGTGCCGCAAAGAAAATTGCGAACATTGAAACGTTAAAGAAACGTGCTAAGAAACAAGCTCGTAATGTTGTCCTAAAGAAACTCACCAAAGATATTCCAAAAGACGAACTCTCTTTTGCTCGCCGTCAAGAGCTTGAAAAGAAGTTGGATCAGAAGAAAGGTGTAGTAGATCGTATCGCAAAGAAATTGCTTCCTCAAGTAAGAAAGCAGGAACTAGAACGAAAAAAGGGCAACTCTAGTGATTAAGAATTTTTCTCAATATCTGATCGAAGAGGAACGTGAGGTTTACTTCACGTTTGGTCGTATGAATCCTCCTACGATTGGTCACGGTAAAGTGATGGACACTCTTGCCTCTAAGTCTGGTAAGTCTGACTACAAGGTTTATTTGTCTCAGGTGTCTAATCCAAAGAAGGATCCTCTTTCGTACACTGACAAGATAAAGCACGTGCGAAAGATGTTTCCAAAACATGCACGTCAAGTTATCATGGACAAAGACGTAAAGAATGTGTTTGATGTTGCAGCCAAACTTTATGACCAAGGATATACCAAAGTCAATATGGTTGTTGGTGCAGACCGCATTCGTGAGTTTGAAGTACTTCTGAACAAGTACAACGGTAAGAAAGCACGTCACGGATTCTACAACTTTAAGTCTATCAATGTTATTTCTGCAGGCGAACGTGATCCCGATGCTACAGGTGTTGAGGGTATGTCTGCGTCCAAGCAACGTGCAAACGCTTCTGCAAATGACTTTGTGACTTTCTCACAAGGTGTACCAAAGTCCATGTCAAACAAAGACGCACGTAAGTTGTTCAATGATGTGCGTAAAGGCATGGGACTCAAAGAAGAAACTCAGTTTAAAAATCACATCGAATTGTCTCCTGTTTCTGAAACAAGAGAACAGTACGTACAGGGAGAACTGTATGCAGTTGGAGATACGGTTGTTGTTAAAGAAAGCGAGGAACTGGTTAGTGTCTCTGTACTCGGCGCAAACTACGTTATCGTTGAGCGCCAAGATGGCACTCGACTTCGCAAATGGCTCGATGCAGTCGAACTCGTTGAACGACAAGATCCCGACATCAAAGATCGTGAAGGAACGCAACCTGCCCGATATCACGCCGGATTGAAGAAGTCCACCAAGGTTGCACGAGACGCACACTTCAAGAAACACGGTAAGAAAGCAGACGATGATGCCTCTGCATACAAACCTGCGCCTGGCGATAAGTCTGCTGAGACCAAACCTTCTAAGTACACCAAACAGTTCAAAGACATGTTTGGTGAGGACTTGGATGAAAGGTCATGGGCACATGACTTGGGATTACTCAAGTCTAAGACCGTAGGAAAAGACAAGTACAAGAAAGTTGCTCAAATGGTTTTGAAGAAGAAGGGTGACGACAAGAGAAGCAATGACTTCTGGGCAGCAAAGATTATTCGTCAAGCGAATATCAAGGGTATGGATTCCAAAGCACTTGCCGATGTAATGTCTGGACTGACCGAAGATCCTGTACAGAATGCACGTGATGCTATCGAACGTGAAAAAGAATCAGACAAAAAGAAACATGATCGTTTATTAGATCGTGCACGACTTGCACGTGCCAAACAAAAGAACAGGGAAACGAAATGATAGGGTTCAAAAAATACCTTGACGAAGGTCGGTACTCCATGTATGATAGTCTTGGTGGACTTGAAGAAGGCCCAGATGGTCTTGCCGCTAAGTCAAAGAAGTCGGGTATTTCTGTGGACACACTAAAGAAAGTATACAATCGTGGGGTTGCCGCTTGGAAGACGGGTCACCGCCCAGGCACGACACCACAACAATGGGGAATGGCGAGAGTAAATGCTTTCATCGTCAAGAAGAAAAAAGGCAACCTTAATCACGACAAGGATTTAGCGTAAATGAAAACTTTTAAAGAAATTTCTGAAGCACGTGCGCCACAACTTGGTAAGAAGGGTATGGTTCGTGCTAAAGACGGAAAGAACTATAAAATTCAAATGATTCAAAGTGCCAGCAAGATTGAGTTTAAAGTGACCAACGAATTTGGTGACTTTAAAACAGTCTCGGTTGGTCAACTTGCGAGGATGTTTGGATGATAGACTTTTTCCAACTTCGTGAGAAGGCTGTCTCACAAGCACAACAAAAGATGATGGGTATGGCACTCGCATACAAGCGTGGTGAGATGGATGATGCATCACCCGAAGTCAAGAAGATGGCAGACTCTATGTCTATGAAGGATCTTGAAGACTTCGCAAAGACCAAACACAAAGGTCTTCCTGTCAAGAAAGAAGAAGTCGAGCAGGTTGATGATCTTAAAGAGCGCATGGATCGTAAAAGCGGAGCAGATGGGCACTCTGATGGTCAGTCTGATAGTAACAGAGATAGAAAATTGCAAGATAAGGATTACGATAATCTGATAGATCTCTATGATGCTGATGACGAAAAGGTATATCGCAAGTTGATTAATCTATACGGATACAAGCCACAGATTGCAAAAAAGACTCTAATGAGAAATAATCCTGATATCAAGAAAATTACAGATCGTGGTACCGGAGTTAAAATTGAATCAGTCGAGCAGGTTGATGAAGCAACCATAAAACTTGATACGAAAAAACTCAAGTCTGGAGATAAAGTCAAAACTTCGAAGGGTACGGTTGAGATTATTGATCGTCCTGTAAAAAGAAGTGGAGAAGATAAGTTCAAAATGATTCTTCACGCCAAAGATGGAAAGAAGTACGATTTGGGAAGTCATCCTGGCCCTAGTGCTAGTGCTGTTCAGTCTATTGCTAACAACTCTAAACTCACTAGACCTATGACAGAAGCAACAAAAGTACCTGCTGGTATGAAGTTTGTCGCTTCCTATGTTTACAAAGGTGGAGATGGTAAAGATCACACTCACACACATCTTCGCAAAGGCACCAAAATGACTGATCCTATTGTTGTGCATATTGATGGTAAAGAGTGGAAAACCTTTCAATCATTTACCAAGGCAAAACAATCAGCGATTGATCATATCAAAGGGATGAAGGGCCCTTCAAAGTTCCGTAAAGAA